CTTCAGACATTTCTTGTATTAACTCATAGCCAGAGTCTTGCTCATCTTCAGGAGTTTCTTCTAACGCACTTTTAAGGAGGAGATTTACTTTACTATTTATTTTACCTTCTTCGTCCTCAGTAAAGAACTCTTTAAAATTAATCTCAGCATCTTCTGCAATGCTTACCATATATTCATGGATTACAGGGGCGACAAGCATACTTACATCTACTGTATGTTGTCCAGTCATAACAGCACTGGTTAAAAAGATCTCAACTAAAGTACTTATAGGCATACCTGATTCAAGTAATAGAAGTAAGTTGTCTATAGAATCTTCTTCAGTTAGCTTGTTTAAGTGGAAGGTAATAACTTCATCTACGTCTACCATTTGTGGAGGATTTTCCCAAGGGTAGTTTTTAGGTTCTCTAGTTAAAGATTGTCCAGGGATAGGTCCAGCAAACATTATTTATTTCTCCTGTAGTAGGCCTCAATACTTGCCTTAGTTATATGGCCAGTCTCCTTGTCCCTCCAACCTGGATTTTGTTTCCAAGCTTTAGAGCCTTTTTTATATATGATTGTGTTAGGAGATACATTTCTTTTAGATGGTGCAGCTTGTAATACACCTAAGCTGTAGCTTCCATCGTAACCCCACTTATCTAAATATTTCTCATACAAAGATAGTTGAGATGAAGCTGGCATGTCTCTAATTTCTTCTGGGGTAAAACCTAACTCACCTGCAACGGTAGGTGTAAATTGAAATAAACCTGAGGCATTTGTGTCTTTGTTTTTAGCAGCAGGGTTAAAGTTAGATTCACCATCTATAATTCTTAAAAGTTCATAACGAGAAACTTGTGGATATTTATTTAAAAAATTTTCAAAATTATCTTTAAAGTATTTATCTTCAAACAACTTTGCAGCTTGCTCATTTAAACTTGGATCTAAGCCACCTTCATCTCTAGATTTAGGACTAATTTCTCCTAAATCTTTTTCAGGCTTAGGCATGTCGGCCATTGCTTTTTCTCGTGCAGAATACAAGCTTTGTAACCAGCTGTCCACTTTTTTATCGGGTGTCTCTTCTTTATCATCTTGAAAATCTTCTTGCAAAGCAGCATCAATACTTTTCTTCATAAGTCCTGTGGATATTTCAGACTGTTTTCTTATTCCAGCTGTACGAACCCTACGTTCATCTTGCTTCATTTCAGCAAGTCTATAGGCAGCTCTTTTCTGCTCGATAACTTTGGGGTTATATAATTGTTCTGTGTTTTTCATTTTTCACCTATGAGAAGATAAGATCTCTAATCCAACCACCTATATCTCTGTCAGCTTCTAGATCAGCTCTAAGTTTTACAGCATCAAGTGTAGCATCTGCAGAAATTTTTTGCAAGACTACATTATTAATTCTGTCTTGTTCACTTTCAGCAGCTGTAAAAGCATAGTCCATAATATCACGCTCACGTTGCCAGATCTGATCCATCACGGAAGAAGTAAATGTATTAGAAGCAGCTGCGGCTGCAGCATTAGCTTCATTTTGAGCAGCTGTATTTAGTGTCGCTACGTTTTGTTTCCACTGTGCATTAGCCTGTGCTACAACAAGAGCATTGGTGGCATTGAATTGGTTACGTTGCTCTTTAATTTGAGCATTGAATTTAGCTGCAGCGTTCTTTTCTCCAGCATTAAATTGTGCCATAGCATTCTTTTGAGAAGCATTGAACTGGTTGGTTTGACTCTTAAGACTTGCCATAAACTGTTTAGTTTGATTTTCAGAAGAAGCATTAAATTGTTTAGCAGCATTCTCTGCAGCAGTATCTGAAAGAATGGCTTGCTGAATAGCCTGAGCTTTAAACATAGCAGTCTGCTGTTCGTTATTAAGATTAGCCATATCCATCTGCAAGAATGCTTGAGCATTTTGTACAGCAGCTTGCTGTGCATTAGACAAGTTTGCCATATCCATAGCTGCAATAGTAGCAGCATTCTGCAGTGTAGCTGCTTGCTCTGCATTAAGTTCTGCAAGACCTATAGTTTTCATAAGCTCTGAGTTATGAATCTTAGCTTGCTCTGCAGCAGTAAATGTAAGGTTAGCAGCATCAGCAAAACGTGCAGCATTAGTAATAGCTACCTGTTGTTGATTGTCAATCTTCTTACCCTGTAGTGCAGCTTCTAATTGAGCATTAGCAATATAGGCTTGTTGCTTGGCATTCATGTTAGCAAGATTAACCTGCATCTCATTAGCATTGTCTTGTAAAATACTTTGCTGACGATTGTTCAAGTTAATGTTATTAACCTCTGCATAACGTGCAGCTTCTGCCATGTTAGCTTGCTGTTGGTTGCTGAGATTTTGACCTTGCAAAGAAGCCTTAATTTGAGCATTGGCAATCACAGCTTGCTGCATATTAGATAGGTTTTGTGATTGTAATGAAAAAGCATTCTGAGAGTTTTGCAACGCAACTTGTTGTTCTGCATTAAAGTTAGCAAGCTCTACGCCTTGTTGTGCAGCAGCATTAGCTAAGGATATTTGTTGTTGACGGTTAAGGTTGTCCATCTTCATAGCACGGAATGCTTGTGCATCTTGAGAAGCAATAGGTAATGCAGACTCCATAGAAGCTTGCACAATAGCAGCAGCTGCCATAGAACTTCCACCAAGTCCACGAGCAGCCATAGCAGAGTTAGCAGCTCTCATAGCACCTGCAGCCCAAGCTGGAGTACCGTTATCAAATTGTTTCATAAGAGATGCAAGTTGACCCTGTACGGTGTCTTGAGCTTCAATCTTACCCTCTTTAAATTCTGCTAATGTTCCATCATCTACATTAAAAGATTTTAACTTAGCAGCAACTGCAGTAGCATCATCAGTTAGACCTTCCATAGTCATAGCTTCAGCAGCTGCCATTTCAGATTCAGCTATTTGTGCTGGTTCTGGGATTTCTTCTGGTTGCACTGTAGTCTGTGCAGCTTCTATATTATCTGGTACATTAGCTTCAGCTATCTCTGTTTTTACAGCTTCTTCATCTAGCCCTTGAGCTGTTGCCAGCTCATTTGAAGATACTTGACGTTTACCTGATGTAACTTCTTTAACATACTCAGGGTCCATCTTAGCAGCATCAGCTTTAGCATCCTTAGATACTTCACCTTCTGCTGCAGTTACTTCAGATTCATCTGATAATTCCCCTTGAGCTGCTGTAACACCCCCCTTTTTAAATTTACCCTCTGGCATACCTTTTATAAAACCCTCTGGTGCAGTATAACCACCCGTAGGAACCAGAACTATTTCACCTGTGGTAGGGTTATAAAAAGTTTCAGCAGCTTGAGTAACTTCTTGCCCTGCTGGAGGTGGGGTAAAACCTGCATCATCACTTGATACTTTCTTGTAGTCTCTTTCAACACCCTCTAAAGCCTCTTGAACTCCCTCTTGAGAAGTAGAGGCAGTGACTGTTTTAGCAGTAATATCTGTAGGTGCAGAAGCAACACTTGCAGCAGAATCTGCAGTAGAGATCTGATCAGGCGTACCAGTTATTTGACCCTCAGTATCACTAACAGTTGTGCCAGCTGTAGTAGGACTTATAGTATTTACGTCAGCTGTAGTAGTTAATGCTGTAGGATCTTGAGTAGCTTTTTGAACTAATTGTTGTTGGCCTTGCAAATTTTCTGCGCTAAGGCCTTGCATTTGTTTCTGATACTCGCTGGCCTGAACAGCTGCGTTACGTTTATCATCATTATATTTTTGATAAGCTGTTTTATCTTTATTGAAGAAATCAAAAACTTGTTGTCTTTGTTTTGGGTCAGTAGCGTTACCACTAGCATCAAGTTGTAATCCTTCATTACCAAGGATTGTATTTAATTCACCCCTCTTAGAATCCTCTAAATTCTTATAAAAATCATAAGCATCAAATGTGTTTACAGTAGGTTCTATAAACTGTGCAGGTTTTAGTGGTATAGGACTAAATTCTGTAGCACCACCCCTATTTAACCGTTTAAGTTTAGCAGCGTTTTCCATAATATTTTTTATCTGAGAAACAGAAGCTGAACCTTCCCTAGAAAGTTTTTCTAATACTTTTTTTTGTGCTGTACTAAATATTGCCATTCTTTTTATCCATTTACTACTTCGTTTAAACCCCAGATCATTGCACCTGTACCACCTAAGAATAATAACACACCTACAGTTAGTGATATCCCCCAGAACAATCTATCCCTAGCTTTGGCTTGTGCCTCTAGTGCTTCTTTATGTCTTTGCCTTGCTGCAGCTTGCTCTTTTACGACAAGATCCCACATGCCAGGTGGTCCATATAGTTGACAGGCTGACCTCAGCTCATCCATACATTCTTTGTGTTTCATCTTGGCTTGAGCTATAGCAAAGCCTTCTTCTTCAGATGAGCTTAGTCTACCTAGTGGGCCTTTGTGTTGACCTTTCTCAGCTAATTGTATTTCACTGTCAAGTTTTGCAAGTTTACCAAAATGAGGCAACAGATCGGATACATCACTCCCAGCCTTAATTGCAGAACTAACTGCACCAGCTATCTGAGTAACTGCACCTGCTAAAGCTAATACTTCTATCATTGTGGCAAACCTTATTAGTTATTACGAGATGCCATCTTTTCTACTGATGATCTTATTGCTTTTATGTTTTCATCAATACGGGCAAGTGCTATTGCTTGACTTTGCACAGATGCTTCTAATCTATTCATACGTTGTTCTATTGCTACGATGTCTTCTCTGTTAGCTTCAATGTCAAACATCATCATTGATACTGTCCATACGATAGCAGCACCTTGAACAACAAGACCAAATATTAAGGTTATAGGTACTGATTTGTTTAAGTGCCACTCTATGTTTTTCATTTACAATCACCCTACAAAGTATGTCATACCGACATTAAATCTAAAACTATCCATGATTTGTGCAGCTTGTAAATAACTTGCTGCTGTACCTGCAATAACATATATTTCTGCAGTATTACCTGCAATTCTAATAAAACCATTATTAGCACTGCTAGTACCAATTCCTGTTAGGATATGCAGGGAGCCTACACCCGCTAAGTTAGTGCTTCCACTTCCCACACTTGCCCCACCAAAGGGCAAACCTTTCATAGTAACCTGACCGTTTATAGAGCCTTTATCACTTAAATTTATTTCTGCTGTTATGTGTACTAAGTTTCCAATACGTGTGTACGAACCTGTATTCCAGTTATAAGTAATGCCAGTTGTAGACCCATTAATTTCTATAAAGGGAGTAAAGTCACCTTCCTCATACCAATCTAATAGTTTAGAATTTCCTGTTACACCTGTAACTGCAGAATAGCTATTAGCGTATTCTACGCCTTTAGCTGCCGTAGGGAGAAAGTTTCCATCTTTTAGTTTAGCACTATCAATACTCACACCATTAGCAGATGTAACCTCACTAATAGTATTAGTAGATACTGCAGTAAAAGATGGACTACTTGTAGTTGTTAGCTGTTGATTGATTGCTTTTACTGCTGCTTCACTTGCTAACTCACTATCCATAACAGCACCTGCAGCAGTAACATTAGCTGTATCCGTTACATCTGCTGAAGCTTCTATGCCGTTTAGCTTAGTATGATCAGCGTCAGTGAAAACATTGCTGTCCGTTGCGGCTTCAACTGCCGCTCTGATCTCAGCATTAGTTTGATCACCAGTTGCGCCAGTTTCAATGCCATTTAACTTTGTATGATCTGCATTAGTAAAAACATTACTGTCTGTTGCCGCTTCTACTTTGGCACGAATTTGCGCTGCCGTTTGATCTTCCTCAGTACCTATAACCCAATCCGTAACATGTCCGTATGTGTCTAGAGTAAGACCTTTTATATATTGCCTAGCAGAGCCAGACGCCAAACTAGCTGCTGATGATGTATCCGCATGACTAATAGTAACGTTACCAGTGCCGCCGCCAGTTAGCCCAGACCCAGCCGTGATCGTCTGATCGTCCTTTGCGTTATCCTCTATAGTGCTTAATTTATTATTTGCGTTTATAAGCGTTGTTTTATCTGCTGCAGACATAAACCCAGAAGCACTGGTAGTAGCATCAGACACAACTAAATTTGTACCAGAAACAGATAAACCTCCACCTAAACCTAACCAATTAAAAGATCCATTACTGTCATCCCAGAAAGCAATACGATCCGCATTAGGATCAGTTAAACTTTGTAAGCCCAAGTGACTGAGAGACACAGTACCTGTACCAGCAGCATCATCATAAGCTACTGCAATACCCGTACCTGCAGTTAGATTACCCCCTGTAATATCTTCAATATACTCTTCTAATGAAACAAGTCCTATATTTACTGTGCCATTAAGAGTTGTTGAAGTATTAACTGTTAAGTTATTGGTGTTAGTTGTAGTCAAAAAAGCGTTATCAAATCTAAGACCTGTTGTCCCTAAGTCTAAACTGGTTTGCCCTGACTTAGGTTGCATAGCGTTTGAATTAAACTCATAAGCTAAACTTGGGCCTACTGCTGTAATAGCAGGTCCATTTCCTGCAGTACCATCATGAGTATGTCCACTTGTACCAAAAGCTATCTCGATAGCGTTGTACTCTGCATTAAAATCTGCAGCATTAATAGTAAGACCGTCGGCAATATTATCTTCTACACCTACGCCTGTTCTTATATACCCTGCCATTTTTATTTCCTGTCCCTGTTTGCAAACTCTAATACTGCTGTATCAAGAGTAAAAGCCGGATTAGTTGATTTATCTTCTATTCGTAAACTTACTGTCGTACCAGAACCCTGAACATTTATTGGGAACTCTGTTTTTAAGGACAGTCCATAATTAGCTGATCCATAAATTGCTTGACCACCACCAAAAACAAAAGTTGCCGATCCAGCATTAGTTATATTATAACTGGTTGGTTGAAGTGTTTGTGTATCTCCACTAAACTGAAAATTGTACTTTAACTTTACATCAAAAGACATAGCAGAAGTAGGTTCAGCAAAAATAGTAAGTTTATAAAATGTCTTTCTTATTTCAGAATCATTAATAGGCATATAAGGAGATTCATAAACAGAGTCAATAACTTGACCATCAAAGCTATGGCCATCTTCTAGTTTATATACATAACCGCTATCATTACCAATGACTGTTAATTCAGAAGAACCTGTAAATTTACTATCAGCTACGTTTACTTTAATACCTTTAATTGTAGCAAAACCTACACTACTTGACCCTTGAGAACTAAATTTTGTAACTACCAGTCCCCTAGAAGTACCTTGCTTTTGTGTAGATTGATAATTAAATATTCTATACTGGGCCTTAGTTTTTAAAACTAAAGAACAAAAAGAATTAGAATTTAAAGTAAAGTTTTTAAAATCTTTTACAATAACATCTGATGGTATATCTAAACCAAAGTCACCAATACGATCTGTAGCACTTAAAAGCCTAATTCCATCTGGAGCTAAATAAATAACATCTCCACCAAACTCTTGTATAGTGTCAGGGTCAATACAACCTATTCGTTCTGTAATAGGTTGGAGTAAAAAATCTGCAGCAGTATTGCCAGTTAGTCTTTTGATAGATTTTTCTGTAAAAATAATTAGTTGTTCACGAAAAGTTATTAGTCCTGTTATATTATCTATAATATTTATAACCCCTGCATTGTTTGCAGGACTAAAATCATCAGCAGTAAATGGAGCTGTAAAATAAAGTTTATTACCCTTACCATAAAAAACAGTACTTTTAAAAACTGTAATGTGACTTGAACCTTGTATGTCGCTACTGTTACTAGAAGATAAGTGAGTTAAAGAATCGTTAGAAGTATTATATATGCAAGGGTAGTTTACACCGTCTACAAAAACAATTTTTTCAGTACCGTCAAGATTAAAAGTAGCAGATCTTACTTTATTACCTTCTGTACTTGAGGTGTTTTCTGTAAGCGCAGTCCAGCCAGATCCATTACTCATAAAAAATTGAGTTCTATTATTAGAGTTTTTTCTCGCTGCTAATACTTTAGTAGAACTTACAACTTTAACGCCTTTTATTTCACCACTTCCAGTAACTTGATTATTATCAAATTTAGAAAAACCTTTTATTTTAGTGTAGCCACCTTCCTTATTAGGTTCAAAGTTTTGTAAAATTGTGGCAGAGCCTACAGCATTAGTACCTTGTTGTAAAGGACTAAGGTTACTTATTAGCCCTCCTCTAAACTCTATAGGAAATGTTTGCCACTGTATAGCCATTAGTAATGTACTCTTGTATCTTTTAAGTATTCAGTTCTATTTATAAAAAGACTTCTTAAGTTTTTTATACCCTGTTCAAATTTTTGCAGGGAAAGTTGCGCACCATTAACATCACCCTGAAACAAATAAACATAGTACATAGAACCTTCTACTATAACATGACGATACTCTTCAGGTAAGGTAGGTACATCATCTGGCAAAGTTAAATCAAAACCTTTGCTATAGTATTCATATACTACTTCATAAGCTTTATCAGGAGAAGGAACAAAAATAAGTTCGTTACTAGGAGATCTTGCAACAAACTTAGGTATTCCTCTGACTAATGTACTAGAGTTATACTCTAAATCTATATATTTGTCAAGGTATTCTTCATAATTTAACACTTTAAGTTTACATGTAATTATGTTTAAAGAGTCGTCACGTTTAATACGAAAGCTATTCATGTTTACTGTTTTGCAATCGTAGGGTAAGGAGTACCTAACTTCTCCTGCAACTAATACTTCTTCTTCTTCTCTATGATTAAAAGGCCACTCAAACTCTTCTTGATTTATGTGACGTATTGAAGAGTTTACAGAATCTTTTGCAAGACTGTAATAACCTTTAGTACCTTCAAAGTTGCTAGAAGTTAGTTCTACTTCATTAAGTCTGCGGTTAATATCATTAACTAATCCTAAGTAATTATATGCCATTTACTTTTCCTTAATCCTAATAAAAATAGATCTTTCATAAGTAAGACCTTCTGCAGTAGTGATCTGACAGTAAATCTTGTACCTATTATTATTAGTGCCTAAACCTAGTCTTATAGTAGAAACTGTACTGGTGTTAGTTTTAGATGCAATTAAAAGACCATGTATAGTCTGTGGTAAAGAATTAAAATCTACCTCAGTCTTAACCTCACTAGCATTATCTACAAACCATTTTACAGACGTTATTGTATCATCGCCTAAAAACCTAGACCAATCTACATTGTAGTCTAGTTGTTCATCTTTATCTTTGTCGGGCCACTTTAAAGCCATAACATTCTCCTATACATAAACAGTATTAAACCTGTTTGTTTTTGGTACATAAACAGTTGTATTAGTTTCAACTACATGATTAGTTGTAACTCTGTTTATTTGAGGTACGTACACCGTCTTATTGTCTTGCATAATATAAACCGTATTATTATCTGCTGCTTTAAGTACATAAACTACACGATCTCTATCATAACTATCTGAGAAAGGTACATAATCAAAGGTTACGCCATTTGCTGTTGTACCTAATAGCTGACCAAACGTTAAATTATTACTTACAAGTGTAGTAGAAGCTTTACCAAAAGCTGTTATTGAATTTTCTTGTATATCTAAAACAAGATCAGATAGAATACTATTCGCTTCTGCTGAGAATCCTAAGTCATTTACAGAAATTGTAGTACTGTCTGCTACAATAATTAAGTTTGCTTCACCTAAACCTGTAGGTGCTGTATTAGAAAATAAAGCACTATTGCTAGGTAAGGTTAAGTTAGCTAAACCTTTTGCATTAATATCATCAGCAACAACTAAAGCAAAGTTTGTACTTAGTGTAGTGTTAGCATCTGCTAAAAGTATTACGTCAGAGCTATTTACAGTAACAGTAACTGTACCAGTGACAATATTGGCAATACCTGTACCAGCTAAAGATTCTACAATAAAAGACCCGCTTGCTGAAGGTGTTACAGTATTAGCTTCACCAAAAACATTAGCTAAATTATTAAGGCTAACCGTTAAAGATACAGAAGATACGCTTTGATTAGCTTTTGCAGAAAAACCTAAAGCACTCGTATTAGTTTGTATAGTTACTGCAGGAGATATAGTATTAGCTAAACCAGTGGAGCTTAAAGAACCTGCACTTAAAGATGTTAAGACTGTACTAATAAAAGCATTAGCTAATACACTACCCGTATTACTAAAAGGACTTTCAGAAAAGGATGTAAAGCCTAACACTAATTATTCTCCAGATAGAGGGTTATCTGTAGCGTACTCTTTAGCTTTGGATATTATAGTAGTTAAATCAGAGAGTGCTATATTATCAATCACATCTTCTTGATTATCTTCTTGACCGTCATACCAAGAGCTAGGAGTAATATAACTGCCACTTGAGTTTAACAAACAACACTCACACTTATTGGGAGAGGCAGATGATTGTTTAATGCCACTATCTCCTGGCAAGTTTTGAGCTATAATAAGTATATAGTCATTGCCTACACTGAATTTTAATCGTGATATACCTAACATTTTATAACCTTTTAACCACTGCTATCCCAATCAAATGTTTGAGATGGATTTGGCCCAGAAGACCCAGATTTTCTAAACACATAAGCTCCGATTCCTGTTGAATGATTCATACCGCCTGAAGTTTTTGTACCCCCACCCGTAAATTCACTGTTATTTACAGCATTGGTTACGTTCGTAGCTAGTGAGGAGAGTGCAGTGTCATATAGCTTAAAGTTTATATTGGTATCACTCCAAGAGGGGTCATTAGAAAACTTTAAAGCAGAAGTGTCAGAATCTATATTGTTATCTACTAAAAACAACTTAGCAGTATTTGAATAAACTGCACCTGCATCTCTAAATCTATTTGATACCCAAAGTATTTTTTTATTTGTGCTGCCATCGTTGTCATAGTTAGATACAACTAAACGCCCACCTATATCAGCATATACATCTGGGGATTGATAATCATTTGATGGAGAGTGACCCGCCTGAACCTCTGGAACAATATAAGTGCCGTTGCTGTCAGTAGCCGTAGTAGGGTTATTTATTTTAATTTTAAGCATAATTGCAGCGTCATCTTCACCAGAACCAGAATGCCCAAAATCAGTAATGTGATCTGCGTTGTTTATAATTAACTGCAACCACATGTGATCACCATTAATAACTCCTAAACTACCCAGTTTTAATTGGGGTTGTGTAGAAGAGATGTAGTTTTCTAGTGGATAGAATAAACTACGATACCACTTTTGCGGAACTAGGCTTGAATTAAGTTTTAAAATACTCAACACCCCAGAGTAAAATGTAGTACCTGAATTAGTAGTGTTGGAGTAACCATTGCCGTCATGTTCTAAAAAAGCAACCCATATATTATCACTGCTATCACACATTATTGTTGGCCCAGAAGTCTGTATGGAACCAGGGTTATTACCTGTACCTGAATATAGGGGAGTACCAGTACTAACAATACGCCCCGCTGTATTCACTAAACCATTAGAAGATGCGTTCCAATCTAAACCGCTAAACTTACAAAAGTGCATACCCCCACTATAGGTACCTGCTGTAATAGTACTTGAAATAACTATCTCGTTATTATTGTTTATAATAGGCTTTTTACACAGTCTGGTACTCACACTCTGTGGGTTGGCCGAATGTACATAGGGGGTTCCAGTACCTGAAGGGTCGAATTTTGTTATCAGGTAATTTACATAAGATGGGTGACTGCCTTCCATAGGCTGAGTAAGTGCAACAGGGGTACCATTATCGCTACATACACCTCCAAAACACGATATGCTAAAATTGTAAGGTGAGCCATCGCCTAATGTTACTCTCCAATTCCAATCCACTGCACCTCTTGTAGTAGACGTACCCTCTAAGTTTGTTTCAATTTGCATGGCCCCCAGATGGTAATCAAAAAAATTACTTAAATACGTGTAAAATACTATAGCTTTACCGCCATAACTGCTTGTATTTCTGTTGGGTATGTAATCGGTAGGAACTGTGACACCCCCACCAGATGTATATCTATTGCCCCAAGAAGGATTATTCCGCCAACCATAACTTACAGATTGGCTGCCATATAAACTAGAAGCAGGTGTTAGAGCCATGTGAGTGTCAACATCCCAAGTAGCCCCGTTAATATAATGACGGTAACCATAGTTTTCAGATTTGTGTATAACCGAAACCTTGTCGCCGTTTTGACTTGCCGCCACTTTAGGCAGCGCCAAATAGCGGTTATTCTGATTACTTGTACCATCCCAATACGCAAACTGAAAATTACTTACACTGCTACTAGCACCATACCACTCTGAAAAAGACATCTGAGCACCGCTAGATTTGCTAATCAGTCCACGAATATCTGTATCATTAATAGAAGCTTGAGTACTTGTAGTACCCCCTGCTTCTACATGGATATCATTTAGACTAATAGCTCCAGATGTCTGTAGCGCCATTGATTAACTCCAAGGAAGATCTGCTTCTGCTACCTCTTGGATAGAGGACTCAGCAATTTGTTGGCGTATTTGATTTGTTATATGTTCTTTATAATTGCCTGTAACTACAGCCTGTATCCAACCCAATACCGTTGCCTCAGTAAGATCGGCAAACGCTACAAAAGAACCTGCTGGTGTGTTTTCAGCCGTAAATGGGGTTGCTCCAGAAAAACTACCAGTAGCACCGTTTTCATCAGTACCTGTGCATTTCCAATATGTTTGAACCACAGCGTTTGCTAATGCATCACCATCAGCGTTAGTTTGGTTTTGTGTTTTGAGGGAAGTTATCTCCCAAGTATACGTCATGCTCATTTTAATTCTCCAATTTTTCTAAGCGTGATTTGAGGGTTTCAATTTGATCTTGTTGTTCTTTGACCGCTTCGATCAACAGCGGTACAAGTTTGGCATAGTCTACAGTTTTGTAGCCGTACCCAATAGCTGCGTCTGTAACGACCTCTGGCATAACAGCTTCAACCTGTTGAGCCGACACACCTACTTGGCGGTTGTCTTTGTAGCCTAGCGTCTGAGCTTTTTTGTTTGCTTTGTAATAGAAGCCGTTCAGCTGAGAGACTTTCTCTAATGGGCTATCAATATTACCTTCGATGTTTTTCAAACGTTCATCTGAGTAATAAGCTACGATATTACCAGCAACCCTGATGCTGTCGCCTGTTGCAGAACCATCAAAGTAGTAAGCTGTGTTGTCGCTATCGTAGAAGATAGGCCCACGAACACTATAATTATGGTATAGCTGGCTACTGCTTATACCTGATATAGTTGACCCCGCACCCGTCACTCGCAAGCCATAACTAAAGCTTGAACCCATGCGAATATCTACGCCATATTCAGATGAACTAGCGTTGTACTTGTTTACGAGTAACCCCCAATCGTTATTGTTCGTGGCTGTAATGTATAAAGTAGCATCGTTAGAGTTATTTCTAGTACCACCATCTACGTTTATTTCTGCGAAGTTAGCTACAGCAAAGTTAGACGTAGATGCTCCATCAACGTAGTAAGCTGTGTCGTTGCTGTCGTAAAAGATAT